TGGGCGCTGATGGGGTAGCCAGCAGGGGCGGCCGGGGAGTCCCTGCCACCCTTGTCTGTCTTTCCTCTTTGAGCTTTTCACCATTTTCCATCAGAAAAGCATGAAATAACCCTTTTATGATAAATTTTATCTGTTGGAATCTTGTTTCCTTTCATAGCGTTGCACCTATAGTGGGCGGGTGCAAGATTTTCCCAGTCTTGTGCAGCTGCTTGTGGTGAAGCATAACCGAATTCTTTGTATCTTGAGACCGGATGGATCTCATCAATCACAAAAGAAAGCGGATGTTTGCTGTCGCTTGGCTCATCATAGTTGATTGGCTTGCCACATATGTGACAAGGCAACCCCATTGCCTTGAACCTGGCCCGGTGCTTTCTTCGGAGGGTCCCGTTTGAATATCTTGGATTGGTCTTGCCTTTCGGATTTGCTTCTGACATCGTTATTCCTCCCAAATAAATGGCCCCCTCCGGTCTATTTTTTTACCCAAAAACCGCTTGTGTGATGAGCATTCACACAAGCGGCCGCTTGGAGTAACTGGGTAGGTCCAAAGGACATCAGTTGACACTATTATAATACCATGAACCTTTGTGTGATTTTGTGTGGACTTTACATCTGAGCAATAGAATCTGCATATTTTGTCTCAAAATATCCCAATGCTTCACCATGTAACACTCTTATATAGTCATAGTCGTAGCGCATCCGCTCTGCTATTTCATAATATCTTTCAAGTTTTACATATTTAAGATATAAAAGGTCCATGTATCTCTTGTCATCAATGGCCTGGATCTGCTCAATGATCTTGTTTTTGAGGCTTTCCATTCTGATTTTCTCAACCAAGACCTGTTCCTCCAGCGTGATCAGCTTGATCACATTGCGCTCCACAATGTCCGGAGTGATAGAAACTTGAACAGATTCCTTGTCATATCTGATTCCTGATGCTCCCCCGGCCGTTTCCCGGAGACATTCAAGCTGCTCTTCCCTCTGTCTGATTTTGATTGTCAACTTCTCGATCTGTTCCAAATACTCCTTTGCACTCATTCAATCACCTCATAATCTCTGCTCCCATGGATGGTCCGCACCACGCTTGACGGATCAGTGAAGATCTTGTCTGCCGCTGCCAGCGTTCCATGCAGATTGGGACCATCATCAATAATTGCTCCCAATGCCTTTACTTCATCAAGAAAATCATTGTAGGCCGCTGCCATTTCCGGTCTCATGACCTCTATTGCATAATATACAAGCGGATGCGGCCGATATATCACACCATGCCCCGCTGCCAGCTCCCTCTCAATGAGCTGGCCGTGCTTCTGCATCCGGTCTAGCGGGTTGTGTGTGAATGTCCACAGCGTTCCGATGATGACCGTGATCGGCCTTGGAAGCGCTTCCCATTCCTCTGGAAGCGGATCATCTGCATGAATCTTTGGCGCATCTGCCTTTGGAGAGTTGTCCACCTGGATGACATGGCCCTGGTATCCGATGTTCTCCCGGTAGAATGCCTGGACATCCATGTCCGACCCCAAAACAATGTAATCTGACAGCCGTGCCCCCGGTTGCGTGAAGAATCTTGACCACTCATCCCCGGCAATGTTTCCATGGTATGGGATGTACATCACCTTTCCATAAAGCTTCAATGTGCATGTCCAGGCGTTTGATCTGAGCTTTGTCACATTGTTGTTGCCGTCATACGGGTAATGTATCACTATGATGTCATAATCTCTGCTTATGATGTCGTCCATTCTGCCTGTCGGCTGTGGGAAGTGCTCTCTTTCATTGTGCCAGTTCCCGTCCGGTAATGTCTGATAGTCCAGAGGAATGATTGATGTCACAAGCCCCGCTGCCCTTGCAGCCATCCATACTGACTCCATTGAATCCCACATGCTGAACTTATATGGACAGAATGCAATGCGGATGTGTTTCCCCTCCCGCTCAATCAGCCTGCTGATGATCGCCTCTCCTATTGTTCCCATTGTTCACCTCTTCCTTTCCGCTTTGTGTTGGTTGCCCCGCTGCCATCCCTCATCATATCCCGCTCTCTTTCCGAGATCATAGGCCCTTTTGTAAATCTCATCTGAATACCGCTGCCATGATCCCAGCGTTCTGATCACCACGTTCCAAAACTCTCTTGAATATGTGTCTGTCTCCGAATCTCTCCGCATTTTAGCCTCTTTCTGTGCTTCTGCTGTCGTCATTCCGGATTCCCCCCTTCTATTCCGTCCAAAGCTGTTTTCAGATTGCACATCACTCTATAATAGACACAGAGCATTGCTGGAACTCCTATGGACCCTTTGTGTCTTTCAATATCTTCCTCCAGGCGCTCTATTTCATCACTATACTGGCTTATCAGTTTCATGATCTTCTCTTCCAGTTTCATCTCATCCGCCTCCTTCCTTATCCTCAAACACGTTGTTGACAGCGGCTTTTAGTATTTCCATTTTTCTGATCACATCCATCAATGACTTTCTGTTCTTTAACTGTGAACAAAACTGCTCATAGCATGCGTTGTATCCATCAATGTATGCTTTGATTTCTTCTGGCGTTCTCATTTTCATTTTTCTGCACCTTCTTCCTGCATCTTTGCTCCGCAGTTCGGGCAATATGCTGTCTTTTCTTCTGTTTCCATAGGCAAATCACAATAAGAACAGTAATAACCGTCAATCTCCATTTCTTCGTTTTCCGCTGCTATCCACCTTCCAACTTTCTGCTGTGGCTTGACGGATGGCAGCCGCTCAACATCAAAAGCATGAATAATGCTTCCCAATCCTTCCCGGCTATCCCATTTTGATAATTCAAGAACAGCCTTCCTGCTTATCAAATCATCATCAGCGCTTTCCACCATTTCCGAACGGCTCAAAGCGTCAATAGCCATCATCATAGCCGTGTGGCTTTCTTCTCCATAATCGTCAGTATGGTTTTGCAAGTACAAATCCAAAAAATCAATCTCACGCTTTGCCTGTTTCTTCGTCATTCTTTCACCTCAACTTCCTGCTGCAGAAAACTCTTGAAGCATTTGAAATCCTCTTTGCATCCATAGCAGCCACAATGCCCTTCGTCACAATACCAAGGTTTTGCAATATTGGCATTCAATGACACCAAGAGCCGTGCCAGATCATCTGTTGTCATGTCTGTTTTGATTGCTTCTTCAAGTGTCATGTTTTCACCACTCTTTCATGTTCATCTGCCCATTTCCATGTCTGATATAATGCCCAGGAGTATTTCTTTGAAATATCTGTTCTCAGAAGTGCCTCTGCATGATATTTCAATATTTTGTCCACAATTTTTCCTAATGTCATTCTTCAGCTCACCTCCAACACAATTCCGCTGCCAAGCTGCTTTGCTACCATGTCCGCCCGGTCCTCTGTGTCATAGATCCCCCAATACCACAACTTCCCTTCATTTTGCCTTGCTACAATCCAGCCTTTTTGGTGTTGCGCCGGGAGATTCTGTATTCTTACCACAGAAACGATCTGGTCTGGCTCTCTGTGATACTTCTTGATAGCCTTAAACATCCCGTCCTTTTCGTTCTGGGTCAGTTCCCGATACCAGAGCAAATGATAAATCTGGTCCGGTTCCTTATTCATGACCCTTGCAAGGTCACTCAGTTTCATCTCAGCATCCGCAAGAGCTTCTCTGATGTCCATATTCTTCAATGGATATTTCCTCATTTTTCAATTCCTCCCGTCTTTTGACCCCGCAAATGTCCACAAACTCCTTTTTTGTGATCCGGTAAGCATCCGGGGCCTCATAATATTTCCTAATTTCTCCCACAATGGCATGCTTTTTGGCTTCTTCCTCTGATACCTCATGTTTGATCGCATATTTTTTGAGGAACTCCTCAAAACAGCTCTTCTTCTCTTCTGTCTTTGCCAAACACACACAGCCTCCTTCCCTTTTCATAGGCCGTGCAGTCCCACGGAGGACACGGGCGGCGTTTTTGGGTGTCCAGGTAATATTCACAGCCCTCAGATGACTTGTATTTGCAGCCAGTGCAGTCTTTCACCCCGGTTCCCTTCTTCCAACCTTGGCTTTTGCACCATTTTTCATACTTTTTGACAAATTTCTTGTTCTCAAAACCGCTTTTTTCACAACCGGCCACAAAAACCTCCTTTCCGGGCGGCGAGACCGCTGCCGCCCTTGTTATTCCGTGAAATCAGTTTTCCTTTGCCTCCTTGACAGTCGTCACTTTTTCAATTTTGATGCTGCCCTTTGAGGTTTTGGTCATTGTGTATTTGGATTGATCAGCGCAAACGGTCAATTTTGAGTATTTGCCCTGACCAATATCCTCACAACAGTGCAAAAACAGGTTTCTGATCACATCCGGAGCCGAAAAATCGTTTTTGATGTACAATTCGGCCACATTTATGCTCTCCTGGATGGCTTGCTGATGTCTTGCCTCATCACAATTGCAGTTCATGGCCGCTTCTTTCAGAATCTCGTCCTCGCTCCAGCCTTTTTCTGCTTTGATCATCACGCCCTGTCCGCAATATGGACAATTTGCCAATTTATCTGTCATTTTTCGCTTTCCTCCTTTTCTCCCGTCATTTTTACAAGCTGCTCTTGCAAAAATCCCACGTTGTCCGTGATGTTTTTGATGTCTTGGAATATTTTTGACTCATATCCCTTCAATTCAAGCTCTTCCAGAAGCTCCGCTGTCTTATTTAGCAAAATACCCGCTGCCATTTCAAGCTCTGCCTCAATCAGCTTGATTTTGGCGTTTTCATCTTTTGCTGCTTTCAGCAAAATCGTGTTGAATGTCTCAATGTTCAGTTCTGCCATGTTTACCTCCATTTGTTAAAGATCAGATCTGTCTCGTTCCAGTCTTTATAGTGTCTTTTCAGATAGTCGGCCATCAATTTCCTCATCTCCGGTCTCAGTCCCTTGTTGCCGTTGTCCATGAGCTGGTGATGATAGTGGCATCCGAGTGCTCCATTTTGCTCAATTCCAAGACCTCCCTGGGATCTCGGAATATAATGCATGATCCCGTCCAGCATGTATCCCATTTCTGTTGTTGATTCCATGTGATAGGCCATCTCACAAAAAATGCACTTGTTTCTGTCCCGGAGCATGATCCGCTGCCGTGTTTTTGCTGAAAATTCCAGCTTTTTTGATACTTTTCCCATTTTTTCAACTCTTCAAATGCTCAAAATCCCTTATTTTACTGAATGAGAGAGGCATTTTTCATGCTTTTTTCCATTTTCCCCTCAAAAATGGCTTCTCATTCTGTCTTTATGCGGTTTTCAGACCGCTGCCGCTTGTGATTTTTCAAGCTGGTCTCTGAGCCATGGCTGATATCGGTCAAAACCGCTGCCGTTTTCGTGTTCTTCTATAAAATGCACGTTTCTTCCTTCCATCACCCTGGCCACGGCCTGCCACCAATCCTTGTGCTTTACATCTTCACCCTTTGCATTCTTGAAATTGTTGGCCACCCATGTTTTCAGATTGCTTTCGGCCATGTTTTTGACCCATGGATTTGAAGAGATCACATTCAGGTCTGTTCCCTCCGGGATCCGTCTTGATCCCGCTGCCGCTCCCAGCGCCAATGCTAAAATGAACAGCTCTGCTTCCTGCATGGTTGCATCTTCCATCCTAAGAAGCCTCTTTTTTGTGTAATCTTCATGACCGCTGCCGTACCGGATCACAACAATGTAGGCCATCAGCCCTGTTTTCCGTCTTGGTCCCTTCCATGTGGTTTCTGTGTATATGTCAACTGTCATCCTTTCCTCCTTTCCGTCCCGGAAGCCTCTGCAGGACGTATTCTCTGTATAAGTGGCCTGTCACCGGATTGACCCCTTCATATAGACTCCCCGGTATCAGAAAAAAGCCCTTTGGAACTTTCAGTTTTCTCCACTTCTTGGCCCGGACCGTCTTTTTCTTCACGCTTGGCTCTTTCAGATTTCTGGAGTGTGAATATCTGGCTTTCTGTGGAGTGTCCTCTTCTCGGAATGTCTTTTCTGTCTCTTTCACTAGATAGTCGGCCAGCTGTGAATAATTCCCGCTGTCGTCCAGCCGTGTTGATCTTGGCCGTCCCCTCTTCCAGAGGCTTGCTATGTCCTTTGACGGATCATAGCCCTCCGGGGAATTCACAATCATATGATGGTGGATTGCTTTGTTTTTGTACTCTGTGACCAGGATCCATTTGAATTCCTTCCCCTGTTTCTTGAAGCGCCTGCCCAGCGCATCCTTGAAATTTCTCAGAATCCTCTTGGATTCCTCCGGTGTTGGCCTTAATTCCTTTTGATATGTCAAGACAAGGTGTATGTCCCCCGGTCCAAAATTGGTATTGATCAGCCGTCTGAGTCTCTTCCTTGCGTTCCTCTCGTTTCCCGCTCTGATTTCCTCCGGTGTTGCTTTCCTCTTCTTCTCCCGCTTCTTTCCCGGCGCTCCATAATTTCCTTGATGATGCAGCTCAATCTCAATGAGATCTCTGCAGTGATATTCTTTTTTGATATACATGGCAGATCCTCCCAATGCGTGTAACTTTAATCTCTTAATCAAGTGCTAAAAACCGCCTAAAATCACGGTTTTTCCTTGCATTTTAGGATGGAATCTGTTATAATCTTATTAGCCTATAAGAATGAACAGAACCCATGAACTAAAGGCCCGTGTTCCAGCACGGGCCACCTTTCTGCCCTTTTTTATGTATAGCCAAAGGATCCGTCCTCTTCGGCCTCTTTCATCTTCCTCTCTTTGAGCCTGTTGATTGCCTCCGGACAAGGAATGATGCCCATTGCCCTTCTGATTGATTCTGTCTTGATCATGATGTCCGTGATCCGCTCACAGGTTGCGGCCTCGGCTGCTTCCCTCTCCCAAACCACGTTTGTCAGACCCTTGAACATTTCCTTATATCTTGACAGCTCCACTTCGGCCTGGATCAGTCTGTCTACCAGGTCCATCATCTTGTCATCCATCTTTCTTCCTCCTTAATCTACAATTTCAACCAAAACCAGCCGCCTACCAAAATTCATGCACTGGTCCCTTGTTGGCATCCATATGTCAATTACTGATCCGTTCCGGATCGGGCGGCCCCCGGTGTCCTCTATGACATATTCTCCAATCAGTTCCCCCGGCTTTCCGCCGTCATTCCAATATACTCTGGCCGTCTTTCCGAACCACTCGCGCTTGGAGGCCGCAATTCCCTCCCTTGTGTGTGTGCCTGTCGCTGTGGTCCCGTCCAGGCAATATGCTGTTGCAATCATGCTGTGTAAATCCATCTGACTAATTCTGTATGCTTCGGCCGCTGCCGTGTCTGGAATATGAACCTCGGCCAGCTCTTCCGCAAGTGCCACCACGGTGTCCATCGTGATATATAAGAAAACCACCACCGCAAACAATAAGAGACATGCTTTCATAGACTTAATAGAACCACTCCTTCCTTATTAGTTCCTCCACCTCCATGATCACTGCAAGGCAGATCAGAAATCCTGCCGGGATGATAAACCACGGAGACGGTATCTCAACCGCAAACTCTCTGAAAAATATCCATGTTAAAAGTCCCGCTATTATGAAGTTTTTCATGATTAACCCCTTTCCCGTATCAGATACTCAATATCATGAGCATCAAGATCAATTACATCTCTTGCTTTCCATAGATCCAGCAGTGTGATCTTCCCGTTCTTTATCCGGTAGTCCACCGCCTGCCTTGACACATCCCAAACATCTGCAAGCTGCTCATGCTTTCCATCTGCCGCACCTTTTAACACCCTTATGATCCTGGCTTCCTGCTTTTCGGCCAAACTTGTGTAGACTTTCGGCATGTTCTCAGCTCCTTTCCTCAGATTGCTTTGATTATGATGTATACAAGAGCAACAATCCCCTCAACCAATATGGCGATCCATCCGCCGTAAATCAGCCCGGCGATAAAGACAGCGCCAATTGTCACTGTTTTGATTGCTTGTAAAAAATTAGTCATTGAAACCTCCCTTCCTGCCGTGTTACAATGACTACGGCAATATTTCATGTTGCTTTGCCCTGTGTTCAAAGTTTCCTAGGCTATGGCACAGGGCATTTCTCATACCTTTTCTAGAATATTGTCTACACTTGTTTCAAGCGTTTCAGCCACCTTGAAAAGCGTGTCAATCCTCGCATCTCTTGTAACCCACTTTCCTATGGCCCCATTCGCAACACCCGCTGCCGCTTCAAGCTGCTTTAGGTTCATATCTTTCATCTTTGCTAGTTCTCTAATCTTTGATATGTTCACTTTCACCACACGATTTGCCACTTTTTGCTTCCTCCTTCCTTACATGTAGCGCTTGAAATTTGGTAGAAATTAGTCTATTATATAAATGACAGAAAAAATCACATAATGATGGCGGACAAATTACAATTGTCTCTAAATCACGGCTATGGTAGACTAACTTCTCTCACTCACAAGTCCACTATATATGATTATTGCCTAAATGTCAATAGACAGTTGTCTAATTTTTTCACCATCATCAAATGGAGGTGTTAAAATATGTCGATTGTCTTCAGAATTATGGAGTTGTGTCGCTTTAACGGAACGACAATTTCCGAATTAGAGAAAAACCTGGGATACAGCAATGGCTCTATAAAAAAGAGCTCATCCCAGACCATAAGATCTGATAGAGTTGCCGAAATAGCTGAACATTTTAATATTTCGCCAACTTATCTTCTCAGTGATATGAATTACAACATCTGCCCCGTTTGTGCGTTCTCCTTTGATCCCTTAAAACAGGATGAGGTTGATATGCACAATGAATTGCATGACAATTTTCTATTGTTACGTGTCAAAATGGGCTATCTCATGAACTCCGCATCTGCAGCAACCAAAAAAAGCATCACTCTGGCCGAATTGCGAAATAACGACTTGTCAGAAGAAGCCATAATATACCACTATGAAACACTTATGATGTGTGATTTCACGGAATATGCAAGGCAAATGAACTACAGCGTGAATATTTCATATTCCGATTTTATTCATGAGCAAATTGCAGAAAGAAAATATTTTGATCTTATACCGGAGAATGTTGTCAGAAACTTTGCCAGAAAGCACAACGTCGATTTGGTCATAACAAACTCATCTCTTTTTGATCAGATCAAGAATGACAAGGAATTCTTGCAGAACATCTCAGAACTGTGGCAGCTTCCTCAGGATCTGAAGTTTGATGTGTATAAATCTATAAGACACGCCAAAAGAGACTATGAAGATAGCCAGAAGGTGATTATATGACGATTGAAAAACACGGAAATAAATGGCGGATCCGTGAGCGGTGCAATGGTGTCCTTTACATGGTGTCCGTTGATCATAAGCCGACCAAGCATGAAGCTCAGGAGCTTATCAGTCAGCGGATCTCCGAGGGGCAAGTGCGCTCCGATGCTTCTGACACATTTGAGACCGCTGCCGTCCGCTATATGGAACTGAAATGCAACATTCTCAGCCCCTGGACCATCAATGGCTATAAAACCATCCTCCGGGCCTTTAGTGACGGATTCAAAGCCACAAAACTCATCAATGTGGATGCCGTTGTCGTTCAAAAAGAGATCAATGATTACTCGGCCACCCATTCACCAAAGTCCACACGCAATGCTCACGGATTCATTTCTGCTGTTCTGAGCGTTTACAAACCACAATTGACCCTCAGAACCTCTTTGCCGCAAAAATCCAAATTTGAGCCAAATACACCCTCAGAGGATGATATAAAGAAAATCATTGAGGCCGCTGCCGGGACTCCATATGAAGTTGTGTTCCGTTTGGGATGCTATGGAATGAGAAGAGGCGAGATTTGCGCCATTTCTTCATCTGACCTGTCTGGCAACATGCTCCGGATCAATAAGGCCAAGGTCAAGGATGGCGAGCAATACATCATCAGACCGATGCCCAAAACAACGGAGTCCAACCGGGAGATATACATTGATGATACGCTGGCCGACATGATCAAAAAGGCACACGGCCCCATTTATCCCGGCGACCCGGACAGAATCAACAAGCGGCTGACGGAACTCCAGCGCTCTATTGGCATTGAGCATTTCCGCTTCCATGACCTCCGTGCCTATTATGCTTCCATGGCTCATGCCCTTGGCGTTCCGGATGCGTATATTATGGCAAACGGCGGTTGGGCATCTGCCAGGATCATGGACAGAGTGTACAAGAGAACCTTTGCAGAGAAGCAGGCCGAAATGAACAAATCCATTGCAGCCCACCTCGGAGGCTGAACCCCTCGGAAAACCCCTCGGCTTTTTTGGTACAATTTTGGTACAATTTTTACGCAAAACCTATCATTTTTAGGCAAAATCTGTTTGCGTAAAACAAAAAGAAAAATCCCGCAAACACCAGTATTTAAGCATTTCTACCAGTGTTTACGGGATTCTTCAAAAAGTGGAGCCGAGGGGAGTCGAACCCTCATGATTATGCTCCATAACCCCTTTATCTATTGAGGTTTTCATTTTCTGTGGTACAAATTTGGTACAATTTTGAAAAAATCATGCCTTTTTCAATGTGCCTTTTTTCAGCAAGGACAACAGATAAACATTCTGATTTGCTGTCCCGGTGTAGTCCCGGACTCCATTGGCCTCTGCAATCTTTTTTCTGGCATCTTTGCTGGCATTGATCTTCAATGAAACAAGAGCATCCACAAGGCTGTTTGATGTTCCTGTGTACATCGGAAAATACTCTCCCACTGTCGTGTTTGTATTTTTATAGGAAGAATCAACAACAATTACCGTGTGACCCTTGCTTTTTGTTACAAGCACATCCCCCGGCCGCAGCTCCATCCCGTTTTTATATGCCTTTTTCGGCTCAAAAAGGCCGCTGGCCTCCAAAACAGCACATTCATTGGCCGTTGTAAAATTCCCCACATCCTTTCCCGTTGCCGCCAAAATGCAGGCCCGGACCAAAGATGAGCAATCACATTCTGCTTTGGATGTTGTTTTGATTCCTTTTTTGATGATGTCCAGGCGGTTTCCCTGGTCATATCCTATGTTGACATTGTTGCATGCTTCCATCATAGCTGCCCCAATCCTTTTGCCAACTTCCGGATCTTTTGGCCTCAATACATACCAGCCCTTTTTATGGACATAGAAATATTGAAGAGAAACCTCCCCGGCATAGTCCGGTCTGCTTGTCTGCTTCTGATCCCCGCTTTTTCCGCCGCTCAGATTCCCTTTTTCATCTATTCTTGCGGATCCAATGATCACTTTAGCCATCCACTTCACTCTCCTTGTTATAATTATATGTGCTGATGCCCAGGAGCGCACCTAAAAAGCAATCAATAGCCGTGATCGTGCCAACGATCTGTTCAGCATACGGAAAATGCCAGATCTGAGCCAGCGCAAAATATAATGTTCCGAGCGCCGGGAGCAGAATCTGTGCGATCCACTTCAAAATGTCATAGGTCTTGTTTGAAATCTTCATGTCATTTACCTCCTTTTTCCAAGTTGTCCAACCGCACTTCCATCCTTGTGATGCGGTCCCCAAATGAGTTGTGCTTTTTTACCTCTTCCGTGAGCATGTCAATCTTGGTGTTCACCACCGCTTGATTTGTGCTGAGTTGTGTCTCAATCTTCTTGTTTGCTGACAGATTGCTTATGATCACACCCACCAATGACAATCCGCCTGCAATAATTGCTGTGACAATAGACTCCATTTTCATCCCTCTCCTTTGTTTTTTATATGCAAAAAAGCAGAGCGGCTTTTACACCGCCCTGCCTTTAGCATCCAGCATTAGTAGATATAGTCTCTTTCCCAATCGCTTTCTGCCATTCGGCCATAACCGTTGCGAGGATAACCGCCCCGGCTATATCTGCCCATTCCGTCCCGGCCTCTTGATTCTCTGGAATACCTTCCAGCGCTCATGCCGCTTTCATGAGAGTATCCACTTTCTTTCATGGCCTGATAAGTGGCAAGTTTTGATAATGCAATGGAGATGTCTTTCACATCATCCAGGCATTGTGAGGTCATTTCCTCACCGCTGGTCCACTTTTGTGAAATCTCCTTTAACTCATCAAGCAGCTTGTCCTCAATCTGATTCATGAAGTCCATATTCACACCCCCTGTCAGATCACAACCGCACCAACGGCTGTGTTAGGATTTGCCACTGTATATGCGGGGATCGGATACGGTGCAACTCGGTTTACAATATACTGAGTCTGTGCCGTGTTGTCAGCAATCAGCTGCTGAGTCTGTGCAGCCTGTGATGCCGCAAGATTGAGCATGTTCACCTGGTTCTGCAATGCAAGAATCTGATCGTTTTTATCACTCAACCTATCCTGATACATCTGATCCAAAATACGCTGTGTGTTTGCAGTGTTGGATGCAATAATATCTCTCAATGCTTCATTGATGCTCTGCCGATCCTGACATGCTTCCGCTGCAACCGTGTACTTCAAATCAGCAATGTTTGCCCGGTTTTCACAGCAGCAGTTCTGGAGCTGCATCTCGATGCCTCCAAGCTGTGCGCCAAGTGCCTGCTGATTTGCAAAGTTCTGATTCATGCTGGCAATCTGGTTGTTGTATGCCGTCTGCATAGAATTCATTGCTCTGTTGCAGTCTGCAACCTCTGCGCTGGAAAATCCGGAAGTGATTGCGCTCTGAATGTCTCCCAGCTGTGCCGCCGTTGCCGCATGATCAAAGCCGCTTGTCACAAGGGATCCGGTGTTGTTGTTTGCGGACAGAAGCCAAGGGAAAGTCCCATCAGTACCGCCGCCGCCAAAGCCGAAGCCGCCGCCCCAGCCTCCAAACATCCCTGCGATAAGGAATAAAACGATAAGTGAACCCCAGTCTCCGCCGAAGCCACCCATACCACCACCAAATCCACTATTTAATGGCGCCACAGGCATTACAATGTCGTTTCCATTCTGGATAGCCATAAAAGCCTCCTTTCTACCGATAATTTTTTCGGTTAGTGGCCGCTCTCTCATTGAGCGGTCAGTTTATAGGTATATATCAAGGTTGTGCACTTCCCCTAATATCAAAACTATGTTTTATTTGATGTGAAACATCTGCTTGAAAGCAGGATTCTGCTGGATCTGTGCTGCCGTGTTTTGCGCCCACTCCAGCTGTTGCTGTGTCACCTGGCCATTGTTCAAAAGATATTGGATAGCATTCCCCGGGTCATTGCAGTATTCCTGCGGAATGTTCATTCTCTGCTGCATCAAAAATGCCATTGGATTTTGCTGAAACTGCTGGAATTTGCTCATGAAGCCATTCATACTGCCAAACGGATCAAACATAATCACACCTCTTTCTTATAATAGACAATCGGGATCTCGTTGCTGCTGTTCCATGTGTCAAATACTACTCCATCAATGACAGCAATTGCATGGCTCCCGGTCCCAAGCACAAATGTCCCAAAAGGATGATCCCGGCAGAAATCAAAAACCGTGTAACAGTCCGGGCAAGTGTTTGGGATTGCATGCCTTGTGAATCCATGGTTCCGGAGGTAAATGTCCCATGTTGCATTGCTTTCAATTGTTTCATATATCAGAAGCCCAACTTCGGCCAGCCCCATGAACACCTCTTCCCATGACTTATCAAGGGCCGTGCACAATGCTTGAATGACACAATCACCAGTGCGCTTTTTTATTGGATTGTTGTTTTTATATACATAATTCATACTCAGATTATAACAATAAAAAAAGACGATCACGATCAAGTGATTGTCCATCTTTCGTACAAATTTAGTATATTATTTGATCATATATGGCGGTATATCTTATCCAGAGATTTATACACAATGTTTTTCACCGTCTGTGTGGATAAACCGAACTCTTCCGCTAATGGTTCAAAGCATATTCCATCCAACAGACGGCGCTTCAACACGGCACGATCTCTCTCGGACAAAATCCAAAGATCAATCAGCTCTTCAATCTCTGGCCGGGACAAATCAGGGATTGGCCTCCTGCTCATACACTATCTCCTTATCATCTCCATGGACAACACCCTCATATACTACCCATACGATGTTGTTGACAACGAGTGCGATCACTGCCACGATCAGTGCCACCAGCAGTTTTTTATTGCATTCGGCCATCCTTGCCATTATACCTTCATGGATAAAATAAGGAACCGGTTCAACATTCTTTTCTTCTTTGTTTTCCATTCTGCACCTCACTTTCAATCCATAATATCATATTATCTCAATTTTGCCTATCCCTATATTACCCACCCCGATGTTCTGAGGTGGGGGATTGTGGTGGGTTAAAAATGCGCAAGTATATCTGCATATAACGTATCGCCAAATCCATTGCATTTTATATGAGTGATTTTTGAGCCGTTATCTATTGTATAAAATGTGACGGTCTTGTTCATTATGTTCAGTATAATTCCGTTACTAGGCAATGAGCCAGCAGAGTTCCAAAAGTTTACACTTTGAGCATATCCCCACCGTCTTATGGAAATCGTCATCCATCTTGCGTTTTGAACATCTGACGGAATTGCGACATTTGTATTATTTGCCATTGAAATGCTATTTTTAATTATAATATTTCCATTTTGCACCCACTCTTGCGTTGCAAGCGTTCCTGTTTCGTTTGGAAGATATAAAGTTTTATTGCTACCACTTATATTTTCTCCCGTAATATAAGACCAATACCCATTGTTTGAGTTGTAAAAAAGAACAGTTCCATTTGATGAATAGGCTTTACCCAAATTTACATCTTTACCGTTCATGTATTTTATAAAACTTTCGTAAAAATACTTTGTACTACTACCAATGACACCTTTTTCGTTTGCTCCCGCCGCAATAACTGTGGCGGTTGTATTAGGCATTGTAATTGCGCCCGTCATTGTGCCACCCGCAAGCGGTAATTTTGTACCATCCGTAGCACTCCCCGCACTTGTGGCATACGGAACAGTAATGCTTTGCGCACTTCCACTACTCGGTGTCAGTTTTATTTTGTTGTTAGTGGTATCTGCTGACAGAGTATAGGTTGTGTCATTGTCAGTAAACTTCGGACTACTACCAATATTCACACCGTTCAACTGCGTTGCTTGCAAGTTGCCTGTGCTTGGATTGAATTTGAGGTTTGCGCTCTTTCTTGCTGTCTTGGTTTCTGTCGTATCGTTTGCCCCATTTGACAGCAAAACTCTATAATCAGCACTCCCCGTGGTGTTTTCCTGCTTGACCTTTTCATCCGTGTTAGTCGTATAACTAGGCGCACTCCATGTTCCATCTTCTCTGAGGAATTTTGTGCTCTGTGTCTGAGAAGAAACAGCACTACTCAATGCGGGGCCATCCGTGATAGAATTTGCGCCATTCCACTTCGTCAATTTCCCACTTGTGCCGCTACCAGTAATGTTATTTGACGGAATGACAGGGATTGTCGGTTGGTCTGTCAAATCAGTATAACTTCCCGTAAATGCAACGGTTTTGAGGTCAGAAAAGAATTTCTTGATTTTCCCTATGATGGTCTTTAACGTATCACCGCTTGCAAGATTTGCCCTTGTGCTTGCTTCTGTCACTGTCGGAGTTTGGTCATCTGTCGCCACGTTCGGTACATTACCTAGCCCCACATCAGATTTCGTCACTTGAATATTGATTGTCTCGTTACTGCTCTGATTCAGCGTAAAACTCTCAATCGTCGTTCCATTCAACTGAATTGTGATGGTATTATCATTCACCGTGGGGATATTCAAATTCTTATTCTCCCACTTGCCATCCGTGCTGTCATACTGCAACACATCCCCATCACTAGGACTTGTGATTGCTGTGTCGGTGAGGTCAGACAGAGCATCTGCGCCACCAACGGCATACGTTGTGCCATCAATCTTTACTTTTTCAAGGTCGGCTGTTGCCGTGTCTTGCGGATTTGGTATTGTTACATTTGCCCTTAATTTGTCCTTATAATAAATCCCGCTCATTCTTAATCCTCCACAAGATAAATCTTGGTGGCATCTGCCTTTTCTGTTGGTGTCAGATTTCTGTAGTTGGCCCGGGAGATTTCCACATACTGAATACCACCAGCCGCAGCGTTCACCCAGGATCCGTTTTGATATGTCAGCACCTCGCCATTTTGGGCGTTGCTGATTTCCACGTCGTTCAGCTCATTCAGATAGGAAATATCAGATTCTCCGTCATCATCTGATGATCCGAATGGTTTGTATTTGATCCATGTCTTTGTGGCCACATCATACAGATATATGCTTCTGGCGTATTTCTTCCGACTTTTGGAAATAACAACATCACCCATAGAGAATGTGATGTCATTTCCATCTGTGATGTCTCCCACAGTCAAGATCATGTACATTGTGCTGGCCGTTGCCGTAACCCCGGCCTCATAATAGCGCTTGCTGTTCACACGATACATGGACAAATATTTTGTTGTATCGTTGTATGTGTGCGGATTTCCTTCCCAGTCATCAGTGTTGATCGTGCTGGAGGTTGACCACACAAGGCCAAGGCCCTTCCGGAAGTCCTCGCCAAACTCTGCCCCGCTAAACTTGGCCCAGAAGTTGAACCAATACTTCTGACCGGACGACAACCCAGTGATCTTGTAGGCTATCTGTTGTACTGTTCCGCCGCTTTGGTATGATCCGCTGTTCTTTATGGTGAAAACGTGCTCTTTGGTCACTTTCGGATAGCCGCTTGTGTTGCTCCAGGCCGTTGCCCCTTCATATGCAACACTCACAGTTTTGTCCGGTTCGCCCGTATATCGGATGCAGTATCTGTTGAAATCCACATCTGCCTGCGGCGGGTCAGCTTTGATTATAGCCCTCATCACTTCCGGTGTGAGTGACAGCCACCGCTTATAATTTAGGGAAAGGCCGCTGTTTTGAGAAGTGTCGGCCCCTGCAACGTATTCAATCTCTTTCCATACCTTATTGCCGCTTTCATCCTCTGTCTTGACATAAACGTGATCAATATATTTTTCTGTATTTGTATTAACGCCGCCGTCTGTGGAACCAGTCTGAACATCTGTTACAAACTCAAACCGCCAATCTTTCAGTTCCATTGTTTGATAACTCTTGCCAGAGCCTGTTGATATAACACACCAATTAGATACCCAAATGTAAATATCTTGTCCGACATCTTGTGCCGTAATCTCATACCATCTGTTGTCTGGGCTTGTGTAACTTTCCCATTGGTTATTTGCATTTGAAAAGTATGTCATATCCTCTGGACTATCGCCGTTTGCGCTAATTTCTTTTAGCAAACAATCATTTGATAATCCAGGTTTATTGTCAAACCACCATCCAACTGTTGCGCCGTCTGCTGTCCACTTTGCGTCACACACCAATTTATAATAGCCAGCCTGTGTAAAATTCACCTTAAAAACAGGAACAAAGCAATTTGTTGAAATACCCTCGTAAAAATAACCGCTCATTGATGCGGAATAATATCCCGTTGATTCATCAAGCGTTAAATCATCAACTTTGAAATAGTCTGATGGTTTTGTGGTTGGGTTATTCGGATTGCAATTGGAATCTCCCACATGCTCAATTATGTACTTCGGAGTCTTGGTCACATGGTTGGCATACTTTATATAAATATCATTGTCCTTGCCGCCCTCCGGATCATCTGTGCCGCTTGTGATCTCTTTTGAGTTGATGGCATTGGTGTTTGCTGTGTTGGCCTGCTTGCTGGCCTTGCTTTTAACCTTGGCCATTGCTGGATTTTCACCAAATCCTTCCAGTGTGCATACACCATGCAAATTAAACGTGTAACCCATGACACAGCCAAAACTATCATTTGCACTGTTGAAGCGGCCGCCACTTATCTGGATGATGTCGCCAAGATCATAATGCCATCCGCACTGCAGATCCATGCTAAAAGGTGTATAAGACAGCGCCAATGCGTTTTTTAAGACCTTTTTGCGGTGTGTGGTCATGGTTGACCGCTTCCCTCCATACATCAGGAAAGGATTTGGCCCAAGTTCAATGCTGGATGCCTTTGCATATGTTGCACTGTTGTATGCTTTTTCAAGCCATGCGAGGCGCTTTTCAAGGCTCTTTTTCTCTGTTGTGAGAATCTTTTTCTGCCTTTTGTACTCGGCTTCTGTGATCTGTCCTTGCTGATAATCAATCTCAAGCTGCAGCAGATCGCTGTCCACTTGTGAAATATCCGCACTCACATCTTGAATCTCTTCTTCCAGTGCCGCCGCATCATATCCATAATAAATCTCTTTATTGGTGTCAAGATCCGTCACATAGATTCCTGTGATGTGTGTTACATAATCGGCCAGTGTCATCCCCTCCAGGCGATCACTGACACCAATTGTTGCATCCGGGCTGTCAGTCTTTGGAAATTTCCTAAAAACAATATCTCCGGATCTGTCGCAAGTGCAGAAACAGCACATGGTCTGTGCAATCCAATACATCAGATCACGATATGTGGTGATGTCATTTGCAAATTCCTCTTTTTCTGAAGAATCTCCATATATCTCAATATTGCTCACAGAGCTGGTTGCATTCGGCAGCAGATCAAACTCTGCCTTGGTCATTCCCAGGAATGCTCCCACCTGTGAACATGCATAATGAGCAAAAGCATACAAATTGTCCGTTTTAAGGCCAAGCAAATATGCCATGTTGTCATCCTGGATCTCTGCATCCAATTTGGACATGTTGTCATAGGCCGTGATTTTCACGCCCCATTCTGTGTGATCCGCTTCTGCAATGGTATATTCTCCCAGCGGAATGTCCTCTTCATTATTGTTCCCAAGGTCAAAATGGAATGTCGGCACGATTTTTAGACCAATCCACTCTCCAAAAGAGATGGAATTATCCATCCCGGTGAACTCACATTCAAGTTGGCCGATGAAACAAGAACCAAAAACTATCTCATTTGTGTTTGTGCATTGGTTTGTGATCTGGAAAGAACCTTCCACAATATTTTCATCTGAAAAAGAAAAAGAGCCCACAGTCCCGGTGATCCGGTGCTCTTGTGTGGGCTGGTTTTCTATTGCGCTTTGATATGCGCCTGATACATTATACATATTAGTATTCCTCCAAATCAAAAGAGATGTTCCAAAGGCCATCTGATCCTGTGTATCTGTTGGAGTATCTGACCAGATCCGCTTTCAGATTGCGGCATCTGCATGTGTGATTTGTTCCATCGTCGAATGTCACGCTCTGGAGCGCTGCATAACCTTCCGCTGTTGCTTTGAAGGTTGAATCAGCACCCTCCCAGGCAAGTGAAAACTTTCCTTTTCCGGTTCTCACAAGAATGGTTTTGTCATAACCATCTTCTGTGGTCATGACTTTTTCAACCGTTCCATAATTACAACTAAAACTTGATGGCTCCGGAAGAGCCGTGCTGTTTATACTTAGTGCAAGTGCCATTGTCAGCGCCCTCCATTCCGATAGTTGTTGATTTGATCTGCTTTCACCACTGCCGTGCAAAGTCTGTCTTTGCCTACTTGAACAGGGATTGTGATGTTTCCAAATCCTGCAGGCGCAACCGCTGCCGAATATCCGCTGCCGTTCTGAATTGCGTTCATCATAGGCATTGCGCTTCTCACATCTCCTGCCAGCGCTCCAACAGCGTTCTGGAGAGTGCTTGCGCTCTGATAGATGCCCTGGGCAAACAAATCAACCATGTCCGGTGCAAACGTGTGGAAGTTTGACAGCGGCCCTTCATCCGGTTCTGAGAATCCAAGATAGGATTTCACAATGCCAGCCGCATTTGAAACGGAACTTTTCAGATCTCCCAACTTCGATTTGATACCTCCAATGAAGTTTCCGATCAGATCCTTGCCCCATTCAGCCGCTTGCTGGATTTTCTCTGAGATTGCGTTTTTGATGTTCTCGATTATCTGCATTCCTGTTTCACGCAATTTCTCCCGGAGGTCCAAAATGCCTTTGATGAAACTCATGATCATCTCAGGCGCTTTTGCGATCAGCTGCCCCGCCATCTGTGCAACGCCTTTGATCAGTTCACCCACAATCTGGACTCCAGCCACCAAAAGCTGCGGAATTGCGACAATCAAAGCTGAGAAAATGGCTGAAATTATCTCTGGCATTTTTGATACCAGCTCTGGTGTGGCTTGGACAATGCCTTGAATCAGGGCAACTATGATCTCAACTCCTGTTTGGATGACCTGGCCAATATTGTCTGTAAATGCAGTGAGCAGATTCATGATTATGACTGGCACAGCAGCCGCCAATTTCGGAAGTGCCTCAATCAAGCCGTTTGCCAGAGATTCAATTAAAAATAGCGCTGTTTCAATAAATCTGCTTATGTTGCCAGGATCCGTGAGCGCTTCCACCAATGTGATGATGATTTCAACCGCTGAATCAATCAGCACATATGCATATTCCCCAATCCACAAACCAATTGTGTCAATGATCTCCATTACTGCATCAATTATGGATTGAATAGCAGAAGGGTCTTTCATTCCTTCCGCCAATTCCAAAATTAGATCAAATCCATCCTGGATCAGCGTGTTGATGATGCCCGGTGCCTGCATCAAAAGCGTTGAAATTAGTGATGGCAATGCGCTGGCCAGAGCCATCAATAGTTGCTCAGCTGCTGACAACAGACTCGGAAGCAGTGAATCAATAAGCCCAGGGAGCGCATCCGCTATGATCGGAGCGGCTTTTTCAACAAAATTGCTGAATCCGGTCAAGACCTTTTCAATAATCGGCTGGAGGTTGTCAAGCACAGCACTGGCGCTGTCAACCACATTTCCTATCAGAGAATCAAGATCAGCGCTGTCATTTCCAAGGCCAGCAATCAGATTTGTCCAAGCTCCTTGCAATGTAGAAATGGATCCAGAGATTGTTTCAACACCTTCTTTGGCTGTCGTGCCTGCCACTCCCATGCTTTCCTGGACCACATGGATTGCTTGTACAATATCCGCATAGGATTCAATATCATACTCGACACCGGAAAGCTCTTTGGCCTTGTTCAACAGTTCATTCATACCTTCTTTTGTTCCTGCAAAACCAAGAGCCAGGTTGTCAAGCATGGTAAAATTCCCACGGCTGAAACCTCTGTATGCATTCTGCACACCTTCCATTGATGTGCCCATTTTGTTGACATTATCAGCCATATCAATAATTGATACATCCATCAGTTCCGCTGCCTTTGCCTGGTCTCCTTCAAGTGAGTTGATCAAGGCCGCTGCAGACTGAATTGATGTGTCCATGTAGTCATTCATTGATTGTCCTGCCGTCCGGAATGCTTGTTCTGCATTCTTCATGACTGTAGGCGCTGCTGATCCAAACAGTGTTTCAATACCACCGGACAACTGCTCAAAATCTGCATATGCGCTGACAGATTCTTTTGCAATAGCGCCAACCGCTGCCGTTGTTGTGGCCATAGCACCAGCTGCTACCTTTGCAGCCGTTCCTGCCGCTTTTGCAAGACCGCTGCCAAGTGTTCCGCCTGCCTTTTCCCCGGCGCTCTTGGCTTCTCCTTCAAACATATCCGCCAGAGAGCCTTTGATTCCTTCTGCTGATGGAATTATCTGTATATATGCTTTTCCGATGTCTGCCATATTATTCACCCATTAGATTTGCCCTGGCCTTTTCAAATGCCTCTGGGCTGTTAAACAATCTGAAATCTTCGTTTGACGGATCTTCTTTTTTGTTTCCAAAAAGCATGTCAACAATTCTGCTTGGAGCGTTGTTTCCTTTTACTCCGTCTTTTGTCTTGGACCAGCAGAGCCAATTTATTCCGTCATAAATAGCGGCCAACATATACTCTTCAAATGGCCGCTCCATTCCACTCATTTTTGTTTTGATTCTTGAATTATCCCTCAAGCCAACGGCAAAGGTCGCTACCAGCTGAGCCGGGAGCGACCTATAATCAAAAATGCCGTATGTTTCGGCAAGATCACAAATGAGAGCATCTTCATCAAGTGCCACCATTTGGCCGAGGGCTATTATTTTTTTACTTCTTCATCCTTGTCCGTTGCAAAAGATAAAATCTCTTTCGCTTCTTCAAGAATAAACTCAGTGTCAGCGAAACCACACTGATCAACAGCAAAATTGATGAGTTTGTTCAGCCCGGATTTGCCCAGGATTGCCGTCACAAAATCATAGGTCCCGGCGATCTTCTCCAGTGTGTCATCAGAATTGAGGCGAGCTGTTGCCATGACAATTCGGAAATCCTTGCCAATGTTCTCGTTCACTTCAAATTCAAATCCCTTTTCGGTCTTTCCACTAATCATCCTTTGGTTCCTCCTGTTGTTTTGATGTTATGATGCCGGGCTGGGAGATCCCTGCTTCATATACTCATAATGAGTGTATCCGGAAGAGTCCGGAACTGCAGTGATCGTCACTTCATATCCAACAGCATCATTGTCCGTGTAAGAAATCTCGGACACCTCAGAGACACTTGCATTGGGAATGACAATGCGCTTGAGCACGTTGTTCTTCAAGATCATGTCAATGACAAACATTGCAGACTCGCTCTGTTCTGCTTTAGCCTTTACCGTGATCCCGCTTTCCAGCGTTCCGGATACATTGGAAGATCCATATACTGCTTTCAGCACATCAGTGTTCATTGCTTCAATCAACTTGAAGGTGAAACGATCTTCCTTCCCAGTGAGCGTGTTCATGACGATATCTCCGCCCCATGCCTTGATATCTTCTGTCTCAGGCGAGTTGCTGTTTTTCACTCCATCCTCGGAAACGTATCCAAGAGATTTGAATGCGCTGCCAAGAGTGCTGTCAGCCGTTGTCGGTGCTGTTGCGGTTGTTGCAGCTCTATAGATGGAACCAGCAATTCTGGGCTTGCCTGCGGTTACATTGTTTGAATTAGTTGTAACAGACATTGTTGTTCCTCCTTAAAAAGTAATGTCAAATACTGCCTGATAGCGGTATCTGTTTGTTTCTGTATCTGTGAAGTTATAGTCAGAATTGAGGTTACATGAGAAAACAAAATACCTTTGTGAAGCGGGAAATGCCTCCATCAACTCCTTGACCAGCTCATTGAGGTCAATCGCATCCTTCATGGATTTGCCATATGATTGAACTGCAAATGTTGCATGATTGATGTGATTTGTCTCCATAGAACCTGTCTTTTCAATCAAGACATAGACATCCTCCGGTTTTATAGGCTCTTCAAGATATGCATTGATGTTGCGCTCTGAGAGCGCATCATTCAGATAGTTCAAAACTGTATATTCGATAGCCATATGTCACCTCTTGCTTGTCGGAAGTCCAACAGAACCAACAGCCTTTATCAACGAATTGCTTGTATAATTCTCATGTGCAGCCTTTTCCGAATTCGGATATACATTTGCAATGGCCACCCAATTGATTACATCTACCTGGCATGCATAATCACCTCCTGCTGCCTGTGCAACGGCATTGCCTGCACTGTTCAAGGCTGATTGCATCTCCGGGCTTTTCATCAATTCGTTTAGTCCCTGCAGATTCAGTTCGATTTCCACTTTTTTACTCATAGCGCTCCACCTTGATCTTTCTGTTCCATTTGAGAGGAATGTTTTCCACAATCCCCTCTTCCGGGATTCCAATGGTGCGCCACTTTTCGCCAAGGAATTCCACCTTGGCATTTGTCCAATCATGATTGTCACCTTTTGGGATTGCCAGCTGATAAACAGCCGTTTTCCCGGTCAGATTGACCGTGTTCAAAACATCTTCTGTGCTGACAGGCGCATATAAGCACCCATCAACTGTTGTCGCCACTTCGTTCATGATCGGTCTGTTTGTCTTGTCTCTGCTCCCGCTGTCCACAAGCTCATAGAGCACAACGCTTATCGTTTTCATTCAGTTCACCTCCAGCGGCGGCGGCACAAGCTCCTGCGTTGGAGAATATGATCCTGCCTGGCCTCCAAGCCCCAGCAGTTTTTTCTCCAGTTTCCCAAGGTACAGTTCACCGACACCGCCACCAGCTCCCATTGTCCAGCTTTGTGAATAGCCGAGTGCGGACATGGAACCTTGTGTTGAACCCATCGGAATGTCATCACCGCTTGTGCCCATTGCCCTGGACACCATGCGGATGCTCACATCTTTTTTTCTGTCAGTCTCAGCGCCTATGCTATATGCATCAATAATGAGCGCCGCTTCATCCAGCAAAGATGTGCAAACATTGCTCTCTGTGGTGTCAAATGACCTTCCAAGCCTTGTTTCTATGTCTTGTACCGTTGCATATGCTGCCATGTGGCTCACCTTTTCCTTCTTCCAACGCTTCTCTTTGTTTCTGTTGCTTCCTCAGTTTCCTGTTCCTCTTTCGGCTCAGATCTTCTGGCTTTCGTGCCAAGGTCAGCGGCAAGCGTATGGCCTGCCGCTTTGTATTCCTCTACACGATCGTTCGCAACCAGCATTTCCGTGCCAGTGATGCAATTGATGAATTTAACCATGTGATCAAGCGCTGTGTGTTCTCGTCAGCTTATTGAAGAAAGCTGTCTGAGCCACGAATCCAACTTCGATCTCAGCACGAATAGCGAACATATTCTGCTGGAACAGGTTGATGGTATAGGTTCCGGTTCCGGATCCTGCAACAAGCGTTGCCTGGTCGGAATAGTCGATCTTGAGACCTTCAACAACTCCATACAGAGCCTTGGTCCAGTCACCAGCAAAGCCGATAACATCCGGAGTCTCGGAGGTTCCGGAAGTGCCAGCCTTGTATGCTGCAGCCTCAACCAGAGTCTGTGCGCCAAGAATGCGAGGTACGCCGTCAGATGCCACATCATTGAAGATCGGACGATTCTGGCCATCAAGTGCGCCAAGAACCTTGCCTTTTCCCTGAGGGGAAAGGATGATGCCGTTCATAACACCGCCCTGCTCTGCAATGTCGGTATCTGCTGCAACAAAACCGCCATAAACAGAACTCTGCAGGCTCTGAGCGGTTGCGCTGGACAGATTGTCAAAGTTTGCAAGGGATCCGCTTGCGGGACCAAAGAAAACGGTCTCATCAAACTTCTTGGCCAGTGCCAAAGGAAGTCTCTCCACGATTGCATCAAAGAGTGCAGCCGCATCACGGCGGAACTCATTGGAGAAAGGAACAAGAACTGCAAGTTTGTGAGCCTGCATGATCTTCTTGTCCAGTCCAGGATTGGAAACGGGCTTGAGACCAGTCTCAGAAACCCATGCTGCTTCCGGATCAGAAGTGATCACGGGGATCTGTGCTCCGTTGCCGGGTAAAGTGATTGCTTTTGCCAGCTGCATTACTGCAGACTGTTCCTGGGTTTTTGCCAGGATCTCTGTTGCCACGCTATTGGGCAACCCAATGTTAGTTCTGTTGGTAGGGATTCCACTCATTGTTTTTTCCTCCTAAAAATTTGCATTCATCCAGTCAGCAAACTGTTGCCTTGTGCTTGCTGTTGTTACCTTGTGAACTTCTCCGCCGTCCCTCAGATTCGGATAACCGCTTTTTGTGGCTGCAAATTCTGCAATGGCCTTGGCCTGTGCTTCACATGCCTCTTTGGTTTCTCCGGTCAAAAGTTCCGCCGGGATGTTCAATTCCTTGGCAACTTCGGCCCGGATGTCTCGGATCTCATTCTGGCGCTTGATACCTTCCAATTCCGCCTTTAACTCGCTCACCTTTTCGCTTGCCTTTTGAAGTTCCGTTTTGTTTGCTTCTTCCAGCTCATCGAATTTGGCTGCTTTTTCTTTCATGGCATCATAATCACTGTATTTTGCCTTTTCTCTGCCAAGACGATCATTGACAATGGCATTCAGCTCTGCCTGTGTGAAGGTCCGTTCTTCCTGTCCCTTTGTTGCCTCGGTGCTACCCTGATTCACAGTTTCTTGCATTTGTTTTTCCTCCTATTTGGGTTTGATCCATGTTTGAGGCACATGTTGCCGTTTTTGTATTAAAAAAGGACACTGTTTTGGTGTCCTTTTTGGCAAATATTGTTTTTCAGCTCAAATATAAGCTCTTCTTCTTCCCACCAATATGCTCTGCAATTGGTTCCTCTCATCTGATTGATCACGGATCCGCCGACCAGCCAATCAACATGATCAATTAGCGCCGGTACGTGATTTATCACTGTATCATAGTGTCTTTCTTCATTTACATAGTCCCGCCAGAAGCAATCATCATGCTTGCGTTCATGGATGAACATTAAATACTTTGGGTCATACATGGCCTTTGTATAAAACCATTCAACAAAATCCTTTGCCATCCAATTTGGAATAAAAATGCAAGGGAAAGAACTCCACATGTATTGAGCTTTCACCTTGCCTATCTTGTCCACGCTTCTTCCATCACTCTTTTCAAATCCCACATGACAAAATCCGCATTCTATGTATTTGTCCGCTGCCCTGGTCCTTTCTGCAAAATCGCTTGCCAGGATCACATCATCCTGCAAGTGCCAACAGCCGCCGTTATGCTTTCCGCAATGTTCAAAGCTGTCCATTGTTGCAAATAGGTTTCCTTTTCCTTCCGTGTCATTCCATACAAGAATATCTGATCTCTCAATTCCTTGCTCCATCATGGATGGAATCAGAAACTCTTCCACATACCACATTCTGGCCGGGCAAGCGTGTATAATGTAACGCTCCATAAAAATCTCCAATAAAAAAGCACCGGATGTCCGATGCTTAATCAAGTATTAATTTTGTTTCCATAGTGGTTTATATGTCCCATTTTTATGATCACTCAATGGAACACTAAAATAATACGATTTTTCTTTTTCATACTCTTCTACTGTCATTCCTTTTCTGACAAATGGGTATTCCAGTAATCTATGATCCCAATCATCAACTGTTCTTTTTGCTTCGTCCGTCATATTCATACACTCCATCAGCATATTTTTTAAGAGCATGTGGTATCATTTTTATTTCATCCAATGTTCCATCTTCTCTTCTTCCAACATTCTCAAACTCAATAAACAAATACTCACCAGTTTGTCTTCCGTTTGAATGAACTGATCGAATCAATCCATTATTGCTTACAGCAGTGATGGAATCAAGGTTTTCCCACATTGCCATGTCTTGAATATCCGGTAAACTAATTCCATCCTCTGTATTATGATTATGTACCATAGCAAATTTGCCGCCAGGATTATCCTCCAAATATTGATAATAACTATTTACACTGTTGGGTAATTCACTCGTATCAAAATGCACTTCTTTCTCATTTTCCAAATCTATCAACGCAGCATATTCATAACCACTTGCAGATCCTGCCTCTGCGACTCTACGTGATGCGTTAGAAAGCAGGCCGTTTATTTCCTCAGAATATTGAGGAAACCTGACTTGATAATTTGCATTCTCATCAAATTTAACGATTTGAGAATTGCCAGTATTTGCTGCACCAACAAATGTATTATAACTCATTGATTTTGCTTTTGAAACACCTTTTTCTGTTCTTTCCGCATATGCAGCTCTCTTCTGCGCATTGATCTTGTCCTTGTTCTGCTCATACTGCTGACGGCGCATAGCGTTGACTTTCTCGTCCCATGTGCGGCCTTCAACATCAGCAAACATCTCCTGGTACTGCTCCGGATCGTAACCAGCAACACCAGAATGATCATCAAACCTTACAGAATAGTTGCAATCACAGTTGCTGTGAATGTGTTCTGCATGGTTTTCTCCTCCTCTTGTTTGATTTTGCCATCCATTTGATGCCAGCATTAAACAAAAAGGGCAAGTGTCTCCAACCGGAACCCATGCAAACTGTGCTCCTGTGTGCCTCTTTTTCCCATACTTTCTGTTGTATCTGTTAACATTTTGAACTGTTGTGTCTGCTCCTGCCTTTTTGACCAAACGGCTCACGGCCCCGGCCAACTCATTCACATTTTGTGAAGTTTTCAACACTCCTTTAACCGTTTTTGCCACATCTCCATAACTTGCGGTCTCGGCCATGATTGCTGGTTCTGCATACACTCCGGAAGCCTCTGCAACAGCATCAAACATTTCTGCCGCCAGTGCCGCTGCCCCTTCTCCATAATATTTTTCAACACCATAGGCATATGCAACTATATCATCAATCTCACTCCATCCGCCTGCTTCCACATATTGCTTGACCGCATTTGCTGCTTCACTATTCAGTTTTGACAGTCTATTTATATAGGAAAGCCAGTCTTTTTTTGGTATGATCATGATTCAATTCCCAATTCTGAGAGCACATTCATTCCTTGTGCCCTTCTCTCTTGTGCCTTGATTCTTCTGATGTCTGCTTTGTCGAATCCGATCATTTCAGCAAAAACATCCGTCTGAGCAAAGCCGGTCCTAACCGATGCAATCTTGATGGCCGCATCTGCTGTCATTGCCACAGTCGGCATTGCAGGGTTTTTGAAGTGGGCCACAATGTCCTTTTGCTCATCTGTCAGCTCATCCATTGAGACATTTGCTGCAATGGCCTGTGCCATCAGTGCAATTGTCCGAAGTGCATTTCCGTTTCCAACATTCAACTGCTCTGCCATTCCAATCAATGTCTGACTCTGTGCCATTATAGCATCAGAGCTTGTCGGATTGGCATCATTTACAACCCCGGTGTCCGTCACGCTCAGACCTGTTGCGGCGCTGAACTGTGTTGCCAATACTCTGACCATCTCCACATGCGGCGTGATGGATCCTTGCTGGAGCTGACCGAATGACGGCTTTTCCCCGGTCTCCGGATTGTTGGTAGCTGCTATGATGCTTCCGACATATTGACGGAATTTGTCATTCACAACGGCATCAAACTGGTCATCCGTTACACCAAGTAGATATTTTTGTGGAGAAGTGGAAAACTCAAGTCCAATGGTTGCATTGGCAATGGTCCGCACATATCCCTGGATGAGTCTCCTGATCGGCTCTTTGATCCTGGAGCGGCCAAACGGCTTGTCAGAGGTTGCGTTCCAGATCAGCGGCTCCATCAAAGGACGGCCCATGATGTTTGGATGCCGTGTTGCATCCCAAATTTCTGTACCAATCCGTCTTTCTATCTCATAGATTGAATCATCCGTGTAATAATAGATCAGTGATGGCTTCCAATTGAGATCATCATTGTCCGGAACTGAGTCTATAATTGCAAATCCGCAATCAATTCTTCCCTTCACACCGTTCCAACGTGCTGTGGCGGTCTTTGGAGAATGGAATTTGATTTTGCACTTGATGTCCGGATCCGCTGAGAGCGTTGCAAAGGTGCATCCATATTTCAGCACATCTCTGCAGGCTTTCATGTACTCAGCCACCAGATTGTTGTCCTCTGTGATTTTGTCCAGTTCTTCAACATCTTCACCATTTGTGCCCACAAATCCATCAAACATTGATCTGGCCGCAAGCACATCAACGGTTTTTGCTCCCCAGGCACATCCGATCTCAAGCCCCTGCATCCCTTTTGGAAGTGCAATGCCAAGATTGACCTCAGAGAGAGTGATCTTTCCTTCATAGTAGCGGTTCTTCTGAGCATTCTTGAATTGATGGCTGTTGAACTGCTTCACAAGCTCAGCAAACCGCCCTTTTTCTTCAATATCAAGACCAACTATGTTGTCAACACTGATTAAAAGTTCCATCATCCGATCCTCATTGATTTATTTGGGTTTCTTTTACTGTTTTTCGCTCCCCATAGGGCAAGCGCACATGCTTCTATCGGCCCGGCGTTTTCCCCGCCGAATCCCCAGCCTCCGCTTATTGATCTTTTCACAGATGTTGTGGCGGAAACATTAAGAAGTTCTTGTTTGCTATACCATGTTAGGCTTTGATCATTGATTGCTTCTGTTATGCAACCAACTGATGCAATCATATCTTTTGCCGATGGCCTTATGATTGACTTTTTTGCTCTCCATGTATCGGCAATTTTGTCAATCAGTACGTCAACACCGTTTCTCCCATCAACAACGACACATGCTGCCGTCTTGTATCGTTCATTCAGCCAATCTGCCAACCACTGCTGTCCATGGCTTGTGCTTTTATATTCAATAATGGATATTCTGGCCACACCATTGTCTGCAATCACGGCCCCGGCCAAGCATACCATTGAACCATCCATTGAAAACTTGACTCCATAGGCCGTTTTCCCTTCCGGTTTCATCTCGTCAGATCTGCAAGCTGCCCATTTCTCATGATCAATTGCAAAATTGATGTCCCGCTCTGCAACCTGACACCACCAGCCAAGCCGCTCCCGGAGGAATCCATCCGCCGACATGTTTTCAAACTCGTTTATGACAGTATCCTCTGCAATTCTATAGCCCATTGCTGGATTGGTCATGTATGCAAGTTTTACTGCCTGTTCCTTATCCTGGACCGCTGCCGATGAATCTTTGGCCTCCACACTCCACTCCAGCCACCAGTTTAATGATTCCTCCTTTGAGTGTGCCGCCTTATGCATTCTTGCAAATACTGTTCCTCGGCATGTTGCATTTGGTGGCGTTCCAACATAGATCTGTTGAGGCATTTTGGTTGCATCTTGGACATTGTTTGCTGCAGAAATAACGGGAAGCATTGCTTCCAGCTGCTCATCTGTTAGTTCCTGTGCCTCATCAATAATGATCACAGAGTATGTTCCACCTCTGGCTCCACTGTTGGTCCGTGTCGCAAATTCTATGCATCCGCCTGGGTGTACATTCCCTTCTTCATCCACATAATCTTTGAAATATATGCCCTCATATCCTCTTACATGGCTTATATATTTCACATCTTGAGCAAATTCCGGAAATCTTTCCGGATTCTCAAACAATTCACAGATGGCTTTGAACATCTTATTTGTAGTCGTGCTGTGGTGTGCGGAGTAAAGCACGTTTCTGTGTTCAAAGTCCGCCATATATACTGCATAGAACCTGGCAGAATAGCTCTTTCCATTTTGGCGAGGTTTTGAAATCCCAACAGTCAGCGCCGCTGGGGATCCATCCTCCTTCCTGGCAAGCATTGTCTCAAGCTCAAGCTTTTGGGCCGGGTAGAATGTTGCGCCGCCATCCTCTTCAAACATTGCCACCACTTCTTTGCCATATGAGTATGCATACTCACCAATAACGGAAAATGTTGGCTTTTGCCTACCTCTTTTCATTATTCTTGGCTTTTAGGCGGTCATGCTTTGATACCTTCTTTGTTTTCGGATCCGGAAGCGCTTCCAATTCTTCCATCACTTCCATCAGGCGCTTTGTGTTGCTGGCCATGTCTCTTCCGCTTTCGCAGTTCTGGATTGTTTTGGCCAAAATGTCCCGGAGTGCTATGAGTGTTTCTCTTTTATTGCCGCTTGCAGCAGCATCAATCAGGTTTGCCACGTTCAAACCCCCTTCCTTTTTTACCGTGAAATTGCCCTCAATACTGAGTCTTTTTGAAATTTTATTGAAATCTTCCCATGTGGAAAAATTCTGTGCTCTGTTCGGCGCT